TATCTCAGGGTCATAAATTGTTTTTATAGCAGTAATAACTTTTTCTTTAAGTTCTCTTTCCGTTATATGTTTGTCCGAATTTTGTTTTAATTGTTCTCTAATTTTGGTTGCAGATATTTCACTTACTTCTTGGGGCGGTATGTGTTCAATAATATCATACCCAACTCCTCTACCAAAATTAACCGATTCAATATCAGGTATTACCATTACCTTAACTCTGAGTTCCATTATCAAATCAATAAGTTGTCCATTAAGACTATTCTCAACTTCTTTAGCAGTAAAGGGATTATTCTCATCAGGTTCAATATCTCTAATACAAATAAGAACATTCTTACCTTCATTTAACATTTTGTCAAGAACCCATCTGTGACCAGCGTGAAAAGGTTGAAATCTTCCCACAAACATGGAATATTGTTTTCCTCCCGTATTTTTTAGTTTGGGGTCACCTTCAACATGTATTTTTTTCATTTAATTTAATATTTTTCGAGCACATTCATTAACCGTCATATTATCAGTACAAATATACAAATAATTTTCCTTTGGAGCTTGATAATCCTCAACAAAGAATTGTTCTCTACCTCTAACTTCATTTGTATGAATATAAATTTCTTTCAAATCATCACCCATCTTTTCTTTGAAGTTATCTCTTTGGTCTTTATAAGGAGATACTAAAGATACCACAACATCTTTTCCTTGAGTATTCAAATATTTTGCAATTTGTTGGGCAACCTCAATGTTTTTACGTCTACCTTGTTCAGAGTAATCTTTATTATCAAATAAATTTCTGATGTCATCACCATCTATGTTGAACCAATTGGAGTATAGTCCAACTCTTCCTATCCTGCATAGTTCTTTTGCAATTGTTGTTTTACCCGAACCAGGTTGTCCTGTTAACCAATAAATCATTTTTCTAAGTTTTTAATTTTCCTATCCAAATAGAACGCAGCTTTTTTTAAATCTTCAAGTTCTTTATCAGGGTGTTTTTTACCCGCTCTTGCAACATACTTTACTACATTAAACAAATAGGCATCTTTGTCTAATCCCCATTCCTCACATACCTTTATGACTTCATATGGATTTTGTTCTCCACCATAGTGTGTAGGCTTTATCCAATCTTTTTCCTCACCCATTTTTAATTAGTTTTGTTCTTTCCTCTTCTTATTTTTTTAACTTCATCACCTTCAACAGCAACTGTAACAACTTTTTCAGTTTTTTTTCTACTAACTTCTTTCCACTCAGATTTTGGAATAAACTTCCATTCTCCTGTTTTGACTCTTACGTCTGCGTCTTTATCTGCTACTCTTTGAATAGTTCCTAACTTAACCGTTTTGGTTTCTTTGATTGACTTAATACACTTCATAGTTTTTTTTTCTCCGTGATTTGTTTATCGTTTATTATTGTTAAAATTTCTTTGTCTGACTTTCCATCAATATGTAAATCATGAACCATAGAACTTTCAAGGTCCTCGAACATAAGGGCATATCCTTTTCTATAATACAATTCTAACCCATTGGTTGACAATGAGTTTAATGTTGACTTAAAATTGATGTATTGTTTATTGAGACCCACAACTCAAATATAGGTGAATTAAGATTCAGAGTCAAAGTCTTTTGTTTTTTCAAAATTAATAATTTGAAAAATGTATGACATAATTTTTCTTTTCATGATTGGAACGATTGTTTGTTCCATAGGAAAATTTTGATTACTACATTTCATTTCAAAAACAGGAAGGTCTTTGTAGTAATTAGTATTATTTAATTTTGAATGTTTTTCAATAATTGATGTTAAAGTAACATCTTCAATTGTATCTTCGTATATCTTTGTTAAGTAAGTTTTGTTGTTACTTGGTTCATTTTTTACATTTCGTATTTGATATTCCCACACAAAAAGTTTTTCAGTTTTCTTTTCATAATAAAAAATGTATCCAGAGCCAGATATTAATGCTCCTTTGTTTTTTTTGATATTAATTTCTATACTATCGAAGGCAATATTCCAAATAGTTTTGAATGTATTAAAAACATCATACAATTTACCATTAGAATAATTAATAGTTTTTTCTAGTTCATCTTTATCTTCTATAGATAAATTAGGTAATTTTTTTGGATATAAATCCTTAACTAAAATTTCGTCGTCACAAAATTCAAATTTTTTGTCCGTTAATAATAAAATATTTTCTTTAACTAAAGATTGAATGTTTGCTAAATGTAATGATATCTCAACAAAATCTGGATATAATTCAAAATTGTCATAGTTCTTCTCACACTTCTGAAGATAATCCAAAAGTGTGTATTTGTTGTATTCAAAATCTAAGGGCTCTTTCAACATCCACTCAGGATTCAACTTGAAAGATAGTTTCTTTTTTCTTGCCATAACTAATAATAGTTAGAGGTTATTATTAATCAATTCTCATTACGTAAAATAACTCACCTTCTACATATTCTTCTTCTGCACCTCCATCGTAACTATTAAGTGTTGGCCCGTATCCATCCGAATCAATGATTCCCAAAATTAGTTTATCATTATCTATGTAACTATTTGTTTCAAGTCCAAACATATCCATATAAAACTCATAATCATTTTCAGCATTTCTCTTTAACTCCAAATATTTTTCATCATATAATTCAGTAGGGTAATCACCTTGTGGGTCGTCTTTAATAAATTGAATTTCTTCTATAATATCACTTATCATTCCTTCAAACTCTTTTATTTTTGAAGTAATGGTTGGGTCATTATTTCCTTGACTTTGTTCAGATAATTTTTTTATAATATTTTTTATAGAATTAATTCTTTGTTCCATAATTTCAATATTTTCATTTTGTTGTGGAGATAACATTTTTTGGTCATCCTCAAAATAACTTTCAGGACTATCATGTAAATCATTATATAGATAATCAGTAATATCATCAACAACACTTTCAACATCTATATAATCTCTAATAAAATTTTTGTTAAATCCTTCAACACCAATATCATCTATTAAATCTTCAAGATTTTTCTTTGAACTTTCCATCATTTCATCGTCAGTTCCAGCGGTGTATCTATTACCTTCTAAACCAACATCAATAACTTTAAATTTTGTTAGGTCATAATATTCTCCATCAGGAATTATATTATAAACATCAATCTTATTATTTAATTCTTTTAATTCATCTTCAAGTTCCCCAATTTTAATAACCAAATCTTCTCTTCCTTCACCTTCTCTTTCATATTCGGCATTTGTAGATTCTAGTTCACCCTTCAATCTGTTTAGTTCAGCAAAATCTTCTTGAGTTTTTCCCTCTATTTCTCCAGTCTCAATTAAAAACTTAAGTACTGCATGTGCTCTCAAACCAACTTCAGGAGTGTTAGGTCCTAAAACCCATTCGTTGTCTAATCTTCTTCCATCTGCAGCATCTCTTTCTGCTTGTAATTCTCTTTGTATTAATATTCTTTCTTGTCTACGTTTTTCTTTTTCCGCCTCCTCTTTGTTTTGGAATATTTTAACTTGTTCTTCAAATTCAGTATTGATATAGTCGTCAATTGATTGAAGTATTGTATTCAATTTATTTGTATTGAATATCCATCCCCCTTTGATAATTTCATCTATAGAGTCATAGTAAGTTTTGTCCCCATCAAATTTCTTAAGGAGAGCAACTTTGTATAACTTATTATTAGTTGGAAGTGTTTTGTCTATAATATAGAATAACTTTCCATCAATATTATATTTGTTGAATTGACTATCGGTATCTGAAGCGGTACACCACTTTGTACCTTTACCGTAATAACATGATGATTTATATGTTAGTGGATTAACAACAAAGAATCGTTCATCTTCATAAACAACATTCCCACCTTCAACTTTCCTTACAGTTCTTCTTTGTTTATTACTATATTCACTTATGGCACTTAATAATTGTCCAATATTTTTATATTGATATAAGTCAGTTATCGGAAGGTTACTATAAATCTTATCAAATATTTTTATTGCCTCATTAACTTTAGCGAAGTTTTCATCAAAATTAATTGAGTCCAACACCTTTCCAGCCCATTCCAAATATTTTGGTGAGATTTCTTTCGTAATCTTATCCACATTCTCGGCTCCTAATTTTTGTGTATACTTTGTCTTAAAATCAGATAATCGGCTTTCTTGTAATATATTTGAAAATTCCATGTAACTTTTATTTGATAAATATTCTTTTAAGTGTATATTTCGTTAAAAATAGTATTTATTATTAAGAAACAAAGATGATTGACTCTGGAATTTATAAAATAACTAATATATTAACCAATAAAGTTTACGTTGGTAGTAGTACAAATATAACTAACAGAGAATATAAACATTTTTGGATGTTAAAAAAAGGTATTCATGATAATGAATATTTACAAAAATCTTTTAATAAACATGGAGATATTTTTTTTAATTTTGAAGTAATTGAATATTGTAACTATCATGAATTAATTGAAAAAGAAAATTATTACAT